GCCCTGAAGTGATCTATCACCTCGGTTCCAACCCAAAAGAAGCCCATAGGATTGCCAGTTTACCGCCGATTTTGCAGGCAAAAGAGATCGGGAAAATTGAGGCTAAATTAGCTTCAAACCCACCGGTTAAGAAAACTTCAACCGCCCCGGCTCCTATTGCTCCTGTTTCTTCGCGTTCCACCGGCGCTCCGGCATATGATACGACCGACCCTCGCGCGATCAAAAGTATGTCAGCATCTGAATGGATTGAAGCGGATAGACAGAGGCAGATTAGGAAGTTAGAGGCTCAACGTCGCAGATAGGTGACACAAAATGAGCAATTCACTCTTAACAATTGATATGATTACGCGGAAGGCTCTGGAAATCCTAGAGAACAACCTCGTAATCACCCGCACGGTCAATCGCCAGTATGACGACAGCTTTGCCGTCGAAGGCGCTAAGATCGGTTCTACCCTCCGCATCCGTCTTCCAGACCGCGCTTTGGTTACGGACGGTGCTGCTCTTCAGGTTCAGGACGACAACGAGCAATACACGACCTTGACTGTTTCTTCACAGAAGCACATTGGCGTGAACTTTACGTCTGCCGAACTTACCATGCAGTTGGATGATTTTGCTGAACGCGTGTTGAAACCACGTATTTCTCAGCTTGCTTCATCTATTGACGCTGACGTGGCTAACTCCTACCAGGGTATTTATAACTCTGTTGGCACGCCAGGTACGACCCCTTCAACTTCGCTGGTTCTTCTTCAGGCACAGCAGAAGCTGAACGAGTTCGCTACGCCAATGAATCAGCGTTATGCTTGCGTCAATCCAGCCGCTAACGCTGGTCTTGTCGAAGGCATGAAAGGTCTGTTCAACCCAACGGATACCATTTCTCGTCAGTTCAAAAATGGCCTGATGGGCGAAGGCGTTCTTGGTTATGACGAAGTAAACATGTCTCAGTCGATCCGTCAGTTTACGACTGGCTCGCGTAATACTTCAGCGTCTTACACTGTAACGACGACTGTTGCGACGCAGGGTCAATCAACGATTGGCATCAGCGGCGCAACGACTGGTGAAACGCTTGCTGTTGGTGACGTGTTCACCATTGCTGGTGTGTATGCTGTCAACCCGCAGACCCGTGAATCAACTGGTTCGCTTCAGCAGTTCGTAGTCACGGCGGCTAATACCGCTGCGGCGTCTGCTTATTCGAGCGTGTCGATTTCTCCTGCGATCTATACGTCAACAAATGCTTTGGCGACTGTTAACAGCTTCCCAGCTTCGGGCGCTGCTATAACGTTCCTTGGCGCGGCTTCAACGACGTATCCTCAGAACATCATCCACCATAAAGATGCTATCAGCTTTGCTACTGCCGATCTTCTGCTTCCGCAGGGTGTCGATATGGCTTCGCGTCAGGTCCACAATGGCATTTCGCTCCGTGTTGTTCGTCAGTATGACATCAACAACGATCGTCTGCCTTGCCGTATTGACGTGCTGTATGGCTACAGCGTGATCCGTCCGGTTATGGCTACCCGTCTTTGGGGCTAATAGAGGGGGCGTAAGCCCCTTCTTTCTCGCAATTTAGGAGTTAAATCACATGGCACTTCCTTCAGTCGGCGGTGGCTATCAGTTAGGCGATGGCAACCTTAATGAACAGGTATTAGGCGACCAAGGCTCAATCACAGCTCTAACGGGCGCAGCTAATACGCTTACGGCAGCTCAAGCTGCGTCAGGCGTTATTACTGTTGCAAGTGGCGGCGCAGGCGCTTCAGTCGTAACCGTTCCAACAGGCGCTCAGTTAGACGCTCTGTTGACGAACGCTAAGATTAACAGCACGTTTGATGTTTCAATTATCAACATCTCAACGACCAGCGGCGACGTTGTTAACCTTGCTGTTAACACAGGCGTCACGTTTGTTGGTAACGTCTATCTTGCCATCAATTCAGCTTCGGCTGCTGCTGTTACCTCTGGCATCTTCCGCTTTGTTCGCACGGCGGCAGCTACTTGGGTTGTTTACCGCGTCGCTTAATAGGGTGGGCTTCGGCCCACTCTTTCTCTTTTAGGAGATTAAAATGGTCAATACCAAACCAGTTGGTGTTGCCTACTCTGATCCACAGCTTGTAAGCGGCACGACCATTGATGGCGCTGTCATTACAAATCCAACGATCACGGGCGCATCAATTACTGGCGCTGTTACGGCGTCTACGCTTAATATTGCTGTTGCTAAACCAGCGGCAGCAGGCACTAACCAAGCTACAGGCACCGCTCTTGGGGCCGGTTTTAGTTGGGTTACGGGCGCGGATGCTACTAAAGGCGTTGCACTCCCGACCGGTGTTGCAGGTCTTGTGGTCATTGTAAAAAATGACGACACGGCTAACGCTGTTCTCAAAGTCTATTCCGCTAATGACGGGAACAGCGCGGCTATTAACGCTGTTGCTTCTGGCACCGCATATTCTATGGCTGCAAAGACATCTTGTATGTTTGTGGCCTATAGTGCGACTCAGTGGTTCTCAATTCCGCTGGTAGCATCTTAATACTGATAATACGGGTGGCCTATGGGCCACCTGGCCCTCTCCATAGGAGTTAACATGGCTGTTTTCTATCTCCGGCACCCTGTGCATGGGGTTAAAGTTGCTATTTCTGATTTAGAAGTAGCTCACGACGAAGAATTAGGTTGGGAGCTATTTACGCCAGGGGAGGTGACGCCTCCTATGGACAATGCTATAGTCCGGCGACGCACGCGCAAATTGAAGGTTGATGATGAAGAAGCCGCTGATCCTAGCCCTATCACTGATCTCGACTAGCCTTCAGGCGCAAACCTATACTCAAATGCAATGGGGTATGAATAAGGGTGTAAGTCCATACGCCTTTGGCGCTAATATTAATGGATCTTGGTATAATCTTGGAACCGTAAGTTTAGCGGGAGCATGGGGTTTATTACCCTCTACGATTCAGTTAGGCTCTGCACCAACAATCCCAACAGGATTTACGACACCCTTAGCGACTTTTGAGTCAGCATACCCCGGCAACACGGCAAGTGCAGATCCATTTCGATTTGATACTGGTGGATTTCCTATCAACAATGAGTTTTTCGGTAATCCAACTGTAACTCCTGCTGGATGGCATGGTATTCAATCTCTTGTTGGGACTATTAAATCTCCTGTTGGGGCAACTACAAGTTGTGGTGGAGCGCCTTGTCAAGATGTTGCAGTTGCTGGATATGCTCAAACATTAGAACCTACTCGAGCGGCTGTAGCTATTTTTGGTGAAGGTGGTATTGGTGTAGATGGCGGTTATCCATTTGGTGCTAATTTTGTCGCAGTAAATTGTAAAAATCATGATAGTTCATGTGTTCCCGGAAGCGCATATAATGTTACCCAAGGTAAAGGCATAGAAGTTGATGTTGTTGCATTTAATACTTCATCTGGCACACCTACAGGAACATTTTATGGTTATGAAGCTGTATTAAATAGAGGCGGGGGAACAGGGCAAACAACATCTATTGCTTTTGCCGTTGACCCATTAGGAAGTGCCACATCAAATTGGCAAACTGGTTTTCAATGTTCTTCTGGTGGTTCAGTTAATTGTTTAACCGTAGGCGCTACAGCGGCGACAGGAACAAGTAAAAACAGTCAACCAATATCTTTTGTGTCTCTTAATTCCAGCGGAACTCCATTAACTAATACTTTATATCAAAATTCAGTAGGTGATTTTCAGTTTAATAATAATGCTGGTTCTAACACAGTTTTATTGGCGCAAGCATATCCTCAGATACAATTAATAGGCGGGGCAAACACAACTGTAGGTCAAAAGATTTCTACGTCTGCTACAACTGGAGCAACAGCAAATTTTATTTTGCAAACAGGGACAGCTAATAATTATCTATCTCAATCTTTAACTGATACTGGAAATTATTTATTTACTGCTGGCTCACATATTAGCCAGACTGTATTTCAAATGGGTTCTGGCCCAACTAATGTTTTTACACTAACGCCAACAACAGCTACTATAGCCGTTCCTTTATTTGTAGGATCAGCGTCTACAACTACTGGCACTGTATCTCTTGCAAATGCTTCTTCAGCTAATTTAACGTCAATTCAAGCAGGTAATGCTTCTGCGGCGGTCACTTATACGCTTCCCACTGCAGCACCTGCAGGTGCAAACTATGCGTTGATTTCTGGCATTACTGGCACAATGTCGTGGGCATCTCCTGCCACACTTATCAATTTAACTCCCGGTGTAACGCCTACAGCTGGCGGCGCTGCAGGGCAGTTGATGTATGATACGGGTAGTGTGCTGCAGGAAAGCGCGAACTTGGTG